TGATGGACCGAAGAACGCAATCTATTTCAACCAACCCTCGGTATCTGTATTGCTGAAGTCGTGGGTGCCGCTGGGTGGTTCTTACAACGGCTACTTAGTGCAGCATTCAGAGTCCGTAACGTTGAGTGAGTATTTCACTACCTCCGACGGTTCTTACCGCCCTAGCGTGTACTACGTGTATTGCCCGTGCGATGCAGCGGTGGCCTCTGTGCATGAGTTCAGGGGGCGTGAGCTTGATATGCAGTCCACCTGTCGTGTGGTGAAGACCGAGATTGTTGGAGGTCGTGATGAGTTAGGTGTTTTGCTTATGGGCCATAAGTTAAATGCTTGGTTCTACGGTTCTCAGCTTGACATAGAGACATCGCAGCGTCTGCTTCCAGGTGAAGGTCCGACCACGATTCAAGTAGGTGCGGCCTTGCTAGGTGCATTGGTATGGATGTTCAAGAATCCACAACAAGGTTACTGCGAACCAGAGGACCTGCCCTTTGACGAGATACTGAAGGTAGCCATGCCCTACCTAGGTCGCGTGGTCTCACAGCCGTCCGATTGGACGCCGCAGCAGGATCGCAATACATTGTTCCCTATTGAATTATCTGATAATAAGTGGGCGTTTGCTAACTTCACCATAGCTTCGTAGCACACCGTATTTTACAGAGAATACCATGCTCTATGGTGCTATTTTAGAGCTTATGAAGCAATGCACATGAAACCATAAAAGAGGTAGAAATGAAGATAGAAGCTGCACACCGACTGCACGCCGATGAGGACTTCAAGCGCCCTACATCTTGGCTTTGGACCTCAGACGGTATGAAGGGCAAGCAATTAAAGGCTGTAGCACAATCTGTGTACGAGCTTACCAAGGATGCCCAGATCAAGAAATGGGCGGCAGCCATAGTCCACAACGAACTGATGCCCAGGGAAAGCTTTACGACCATAGTTAAAGCTTTGTGCAGAGAATTCAAAGTGGTGGCCAAAGATAACGCAACTGACCTTCAAAGCTATTTAAAGGATATGAAATGAAGATAGAGGCCGCCGCCCGACTAAGAGCCTACGAAGGCTATACCTTCACGACCATGCTTGCTAATGTGGAGCACGAACAATGGAGTGCTCTACTGGATAGAATCAGCGATCCCAATAAGATCGAGAGCGCCGATATCTGGAAGAAGATAACGGACTTAGGGCTGTTCAAGCACGTCAACGAATTGTTCGGACACGTCAAAAGCATGATTTTTAAGATTGCTGCCGAAATAGGTACAGACATTAAGGAGATCGTTGAAGTCTTTCGTACCAAGCCTATGCTGGCTTTCCTGAAGGCCATCAAGTTCAGTATCGTGACTATCCTAAAACCTATCAAGGAATTTGCGAAGCTGTACAAAGATGGTATTATGAAGGTCTTTGAAAAGCTGCACGAGACGAAGGCCCTTCAGAAATTGCACTCAGGTGCCATGAAGTTGGATGATTTCTTGGATCAGTATCCTATAATCAAACGTCTAGCAGGTCCCGCAGTAGCCGGACTCTTGGTTTGGATGTGGCTGAGTGGTTCCTTCACAGGACATCCAGATCTAGATATAGACCTGTCTACTGCGATTCAAGCTGCTCTGCACGGTCAGTGGTCTGCTGCGGAACTCTTTACCTCGAAGCAAGGACTGGTGGCCCTAGGTCTGTTGTTCGCTGGCCTGACTCTACCATGTCCTAGTCCACCTTGGCTGGCATCCGGTCTGCCTACTAATGCCTTGCTGGCTCTTTGTTATACGGCTTATCGTCATGTACCGAAGACGGCAGAGTTGAAAGAGAGCTTCGCACACATCAAGTCCAAGATAAAGTTCGCTCATCTTTAGGAGGCTATATGCAATGCAAATGTGGTCTCTTGATTGCCTCGACTTACAAAGACAAGGGCATTTCATATGCTAGGTGTTATGCAAACCATGTGACCTCAGTCATAAAGATTGAAGCCGCTACTAGACTAAAGACTTACGGTAAAGAGACCATAATATCAACCAAACCTAAATGAGGGTAACATGAGATACCTAAGCAATGTAGAGGCCATATCTTTTGATGAGTTTGTTCAACATGGCCGTGACAACGGTGGTAACATCGTTGGTGGAATGCCATGGTCGTTCAAATACAAAGGCTATGCCGTAACCCACGAGAACGACACACGCTATTTGATACTGCGTCTAACCGAGCCGCATACCCTAAACTTCTTTACCGATGATATGCTAGTCTCAACGGATGACGATATCTTCATCATGAAGGCCTCACAGTTTCACGCACTGTTCAAATCTCTAAAGGACCTGAAATGAAAATCGAAGCTGCTGCAAGATTAGTGTTAAGCGATAAATGGAGTGCTCCTATTACAGAGAAGGTTGAAGACCATCCACCTGAAGGACTGTTCACTAAATCAAGTAACGCAATTGCAAGAGGTCTAAAGAAATTGCATCCTGATCTTAAAGGGGCATCTTCGGCTTTGTCGTTCTATTTGAACCGTGCAGGGAAGAATCTCAGTGATGCAGACCGTAAGCGCGTTGAAGGTGCAAGAGAGAAATTAAAGGATCTGTACGGAGAGAAAGAATGAAAGCAAAGAACTTACCACAACGTTTCAAAGAACTGGATGAAAAACAAATCATGACTTCAAGTATTAAGATTGGCGCTGCTGCGCGCTTACTGGCTTCCCAAGAACTGCGTCTGATGGCCAAGTCTACTCCTGTTACTAAAGTAGCGGAGTTCGGCATCAGAGAGATTGGTCGTCAAATGGCTTTGAGGGGCTACATAGCCAATACCGATATTACCCGCGCCTTCTACACTACGACCTTCGAGAAGCAAGAGAAAGATTCTGATCCTTGTATCTTCCAGCTAGTTGGTTGGCATGGCAATGGGCACTACGGAACTGAGAAAACTATTCTGGAGTTCTACGATGAGTCCGCAGGTCATAAGCCTGTGATTACTATTGGTCAGATCAATGAGGAGAATCTGAATGAAGAGAATGAAAAGCGAGTAGTCGATAAAATATTGGATTACATAAAACGACACTGTTAGGAGATATCATGAATACCTTGATTGCTTGTATTAAAGATATACCTGTTATGGAATTATTTCTAATTCTAATGTTGTGTGGTACAGTGGCTCTCCTGACTTACATTCAGAGGAAGAAAGATACGCTAGACCTACGTTGGCTTATTCTGGACGATGTTACAGGTAAGCCTTCGATTCACAAGATAGGACAGCTGTGTGCCTTACTTGTATCTACGTGGGGCTTCGTGAAGCTAATCATTAACGGCACTCTATCAGAAACGTACTTTAGTATCTACATGGGTGTGTGGGCCGGCTCAACGGCGTTGAATAAGTATCTCGGCCGTAAAGCCGCCCAACCTTCGGTAGACATTCAAGTAGAAGCACAGTCTTCAGAAGACGAAGAACAAAAATAACAATTTTAGAGCGTAACATCAACTCACAAAGGAACCAAAATGAAGATCGAAGCTGCCACCCGCCTGAAGCAAACCGAAGTAACCGCTGCTCAAGCCAACGTCAAAAAGGCCGAGAAGTATCTGACTGAAATCGGCTTCACTGGTCTGGAATTCAAGACCACGAAGGAAGACGCCATCTGCTTCAAGTATGAGAAGTATGATGCCAAGAAAGTTGCTAAGCACCTTGGTGCACCGAAAGGTACTACCAAGAGCGAATCGATTCGCTACGGTGTTGAGGGTAAGGGCGTGGTCTCCATCTGGCCTGGTAAGGGCGTTGTATGGATGGGTAACTCTGCTAAAAACATCAAGTAACCACAGGAGGCCGTGCGCCTCCTTTTCTCATTGGAGGTCCGTATGCCTTGGCAATGTAGGTTGATCGAGTATACCAAAGGAATGTCGCTATATAACGGTGATCTCAAAGTCGGTGATATGTTCTACGCACCTACCAATGAAGAGGATTGGGGGCATACTATACGCTTTGAAATGAAACATCTTGGTGAGTTCTATTACCAGAACAACGTGCATCGCAGGCCTTTATTCGTTATTCTTCCAGGTCCCGCATGGTTCTCTATAGATGGGCAAGCCCGAAATGCTGGGGTGTTTCATGATGCATGGACCGTGGCGGGTGAAGCACCTAACATAACAGTCACTCCTTCTATAAATCTGAATGGTACCTATCATGGGTTCCTTCAGAATGGTATTATCTCTGATGACGTTGAAGGTCGTAAATACGATGAAGAAGGTTATGAGGTGCGAAATGAAAATCCTGGCAGCTAAGCGCCTCAATGCGTTGCGTATTGTTCCACAGGAAGAGGCTTACTCAGAGTCAGATGGCCAGTTCAGTCTCAGAATCTATAACGAGTTTGTCACTCGTTTGATTAAGACTAATCTCCCAGGCTACGAAATAGCTATAACGAAAAATCCCGAACAGAGCTATTACATAGAATCATATCTGGTTCATGAAGGTAAAGCAGTTGGCCTGGTTGGTATTACCCAGTCGCACCTGAACAACAAGAAGGGGCGCATCTATGCCCCTAGTTCCTACTTCGATCCAAAGCATAGGGGTCTTGGTTATGCTAAAGCACTGTACCGTTGGATTCTCAATAGCGGTACGAATCTTGTTACTAAGAATACGCAGAGTAAATTCAGTAATGCCCTTTGGCATTCGCTTGCAAAAGAATTTCAGATGATTGAGGTCCTAGACGACGCAATCACAGAGAACAAAGAAGCTGACCCGCACACTCGCCTGATCCTGTTAGGTAAAGGCAATACGAAGGATGAACTGATACGCGAGTTTGACCTCGCAGATCACACTGTATATGGATAGACCATGAAGCTCGAAGCTGCACATAGGCTAGTGGCCGTAATGGCCGACAGAAAACAAGCCCAATTGTTTTTAACCGAATTAGGGTTCAAAGGTCTTCGTTTCAAGTCAGAACGTGAGGACGAAATCAAGTTCTTTTTCTCTGACTACGATAAGGCTGTGGTAACCAAATTCCTAGGTCAACCTAAATCAGTTGAGAAGAGCATCCGCTATAACTTCGGTAATCAAGGTATAGTTGCTATATGGCCCTCAACTGATACTGTCATCCTCCAGAATAGTAAGCGCGGTGTAAAACTGACTCCGACTCCTATTCATGTACCCGAACCTGAACCTAAAGAAGAACCAAAAGATACTGGTCCCAAGACTGGTACGGAGAACGATGACAGCCACGTACCTATCGTTCACATAACGCCTGAACTTCACGCTGAGTATCAAATGGCACAGCGTAATGAAATGTATCGTATGAAGTTCATGCAATCACTCTGGCGTTTCCTTAATAGAACCAAGTTTGGCTCTGCGATGGATATTCCGAATATAAGGCTCATGAAGAACGTCAAGGGAACTTCGTTGCGCTTGCGAGGTTACTGGCAGGCATCTACTCGTGAGTTCGCTATCTCCAAGCGTCTGTTCAATGCGACTCAGAACTTTTTCGTGGAAGTATTCTTGCACGAGCAGTGCCATCAAGCAGTATCGGAAATCGATCATGTGGTCGACCGAACCGAAAAGGGACATGGCCCTAATTGGCAACGTTGGATGCGCAAAGTAGGTTTGAATCCTCTTCGCTTCGATCCGAATGAGAATAGTACCTACATGAATCCTCAAGAGAAGAAGGATTACGAGGAACGATTGGCCCGTAGGGATGCCTCATTGGAAGAGATCAAGGAGCAGAATCTCAAACGAATGCCTATGTACACAAAAGGCAGTGATTCCCAAGTGTGTACTGTAATGTGGAGTGGAACCTTGTATGACGGCATTGCTATATGTCCTGCGGTCCAAACTGGTGCTAAGTGGGCATTCATGTCCTTCGACGACTTGAATAACTATAGGAGTGGTTCAATCCAATGGAAGATCGTGCCTGATAAATCGATCTACATGCCACGATTAAGCGAGACTACTGGTGATAAAGAGAAGATCGCTAAAATCCTGTTAGCTGTCATCAACTTCTATAGGCAGAAGAAAGAAAAGCGCCGCACAAATAAACTATACAGGTACTGATATGCAGATACGCAGAGCTAGTGTACGCACTTCTACAAAAACAGGGGTAGCACGTATCAAGCGCGAGTCCTACGCAACCGTAAACGGCTTCTCAAAGAAGAACAGTTGGTGGGACATACGCAAGCAGGTCTGGAAACGTGACGGAGGTCAGTGCGTGGATCATAAGCGACGAGGCATAATTGTAGCCGCTACTGACGTTCACCATATTATCCCGCTATCACGCGGTGGAACGACAACTATGAGCAACCTGATCAGTTTATGTGAAAATTGCCATGAACGCCGACACCCAGGTAACAATCATCTGAAACAATATCACAAAGGAGCATGACATGGACGACCAAAAACTACGTGAGTTGATTATCCTGTTCTTGGAAATCAACTGTGAGCCTGCTGATGCTCAGGTGCATGCGTTGGCCAGTGCCCTAGGCATAGACCACGAATCCCTCGAGGCAGTAATGTACAAAATGATGGGGGAGGCTGTTGAGGAGGATGATGTGTTGGCCGATGTTGAGGATGACGAAGATGATATCCTTATCGAAGCTGCTGACGAGGATGTCCTCAATGAGGTAGCTGTTGATAACGATATGCTACCTCTTGATGACATACCAATGAACGATGGTGACAACACCAACGACGATCTAGGTTTCCAGCAAGAGACCTCAGACGACGGACCAGACGTTCATGATATTGGAGTCGGTATGAGTTCAGGAGACTCATCTGATGTATTGACTGATGACGGAGTACCAATTCCACCGGAGATTTAAATGGCTCCTTTTCTCTCAAACCTAGGAATATCCGACCTAGCACAATCTGAGAGTCCTACGGTTGCTGCATTCCCTAAGGTCTTCAATGTCAATTGTAGGCCCATGTGGGAGCAAGCTATAGAATCACTAGAGCCTTCAGACGACCCCGGTATGGACTGGGGCAATGTGTTGAAGGCTTATGTCAGACTCTGTGTAAAGGCCTCCCAGTTTCCTTTCTCCAATCTGCGGCAGTCAGCCAACGATCAACTGACTATGAAGTTGCAGAATGCTCGGCGACAGGTTGTGCGTTTCCTGAATCTGTCCAAGATGCTGACCCACGTATCCATACGTAAGACCCGACGTGAAGTCTCAATGACCTCGTCTGGTTTTACGGTCTGTGTTTTTGGCAACGCAGAGATAAAGGATCCTACTTTCCCAAAGTGGCTGCTGCAAATGCCTTACCCTGGATTCAGGATTAAGGAAGACGGTAAATGGATCAAGTCAATCGGGCCTGGTGTAACGATGATCGTCTATAACGAAGGAGCTAACGGCATTCAGCGATGGCACATAGGTTACGAGATCGTATGCAACCAATTTCCTGATATGCCAGGGCGCCATCTGCCCTCCAAAGGCGAACTAGAGGCCTTCATAATGGATATCATCTGGACGCCGATTTTAAAATCGCATCGACCTCACGGTTTTCACCGTCGCTTAATCTAGTAAATAAGGGTGATACTCACGAAAATGGGTGTCACCCTTTTCTACGTCTACCACAATTCTAGTTCAGCAATTTAATGCAAGTTACACTCCCTTTATAAGGAACTAAAATGCTGCGTCCCACAACTAACCTCATAGTACCTCCAGAAGTGCAGCTTGACAAGAAGCTGATGAAATCGGAATTCCTTTACGTCTATGGTAAGGGCTATACTGGACCTGAACCAGTGTTCATTAACAAGTTGTGGCTAAGTACCTTCATGCCGAGCATTGCCAAATCACCTTCCTTTGGTAAGAGCCGTAAGGGTATTAAGGCTTGGGCTGAGCATACTGCCAAGAATACGTTGGCTGGCCTGTTGACTCTCAAGAAAGTCAACGATCCACAAGACCCTCATTTTGTTGCCTCTGTACCCCTGGCTACCTTCAACCGACATGATGTAACGGTTGCACATAACCGATTCGCTAGTTGGTTTACCGAAGGTGAGACAGATGAGACTCGCGACGATGAAGTGCATTCACTGAATCAAGAACTGCGTAATACTTCTAATCCACCTGACCAAATCAGTGGACGTACTGTACCTGGTAAAGTGGCGGTAGCCAACATGGGTATCGATGCGCGTGGTAAAGTAGAACTTGAATCGACCTTGCTGAGTCTGCGACTTGCTTACAAAGGTGGGTTAGCAGTAGTGTTCGCTGACTTCAAAATCAATCAAGGTATTGCCCAGCAGCTTACTACCACAGAATGGCCAATGATCCGCAATATCGATCTGTATCCTCTACTCATGCAATGGGTTGCTGGTCAGTTCGGTTATTCTATAGATACTCCGTTGGCCTCGTTCCCGGTCTCGAAAATCTCGAAGACTCTGCCTAAGACACCTAAAGGTGAGGCACGTGTGAACGAAGACGGCTTGTCCATAGATCCTAAGGGCATTCCATTGTGGTTGCCTTCTGAGTTGGATAACACCAGCCGTTATGAGGACCAATTCACTCAAGCAGGTGACCGCGGTGATGGCACATTCTCTCTGCTGGATATGCACACTTTGGGTGAAATGAAGGATCTTACCCAAGTAAAGACCCGCTTGCCAGCCAACATTCCGGTGCTTATCGACTGGGTCAACAAGAAGTTTTCTTATACCCAGGTCAGTGGTATCTTGAAGGTCCAAGATTTGTCTCGCTTTAAGGCAGCAGACGCCGCACATATTCATAACCTACTGACTCGCTGGGTTCTGTCTACTAAGCAGGTTAGTAGCATAGCAGTCGTTGCTGGTACTGCTGGGGTAGAACCTGTTGTTAAGCTCTTGCCAACTGAGCTTGATGTAATCAACCGTGAAGATACGATTACTGCGCGCAAGCTATCAGAAGGTCAAGTCAGTCTTATGGAATATTGGGACTTGGCTAATTCGTTTGCTACCCGATTCCTGACTAACAACAAACCGATTCTTGTAGACGAATGGGCATTGGATGGTCATGAGATTTTCCGTCCGTTTGCTAGGTACGTTAAGCTTGCGTTGCCTGCTGTTTTGAATAACTTGGATGCTGTCAATCTGAAGTATTCTGTATCTGGCGTAAGTACCACCTTGGGCCTCTTGACGCTGCTCAAGTATGCTGGTGACCAACACATTCACCTTGAGGCGTCCAAGTTGAATTCTGCTGCCGCCAACCAACGTGTTGATCCTAGTTGGAAACCACCTTCGATACCTTTGGCTCGTGATGAGGGTATGGCATTCCTTCCTCACCAACAGAAGGTTAGAAATCTGCTGAAAGATAGTCCCGATTTTGCTATCTTGCCTGTGCAAGCAGGTGGCGGTAAATCTCCATTGACTATTTCGGATGTCCTGTACGAGATCAAAGCAGACCGTAATAAACCTTACCTGGTCTTGTGCCCGAATTCTCTGGTTGCCCAGTACGTTAAGGAATTCAATTACTTCACAGGTGGTAAGATTAATGTAATACCGATCAACAGTTACATGATCATGCGTAACGGTTTTGAGCGTCTTACCAAGATGATGGAAACTGCGCCACGTAACACTGTTGTGGTTTGCGATTACGATGTACTCAGGGGTAAGCAGCGTCAGGTTTGCTATGGTACTACGTCGGTTACTGTATATCCAGTGATTGAGTTCTTGCGTCAGTTCAAGTTTGATTATGCCATGCTGGATGAATCCCACAGTGTAAAAAATGATTCGCAACGTACACGCGCCTGTATGGTTTTGATTGCTGACATTCCTAAGAAACGTTTGGCATCTGGTACTATGGCTCACGATTCGCCGTCTGATTTGGCTATGCAGATTGCGATGCTTGATCCTACTTTGTTTGGTTCCAAAGCAGAATTCAATGAACGTTTTGCTGAACCTGGTCAAGTCAAGGGTGAGCGCGTATTGAAATGGCGCCCTGGTGCACAGCAAGAAATCATGACTGCAATCAAGTCTCGTGTTGTAGTAGCAGGCGCTATGCGCAAAGAGTGGGCGGCTCTTCTGCCTAAATCCAATGAGCAATTCTTGGGTGTTGAGCTAACTGAAGCACAACATCAAGTCTACCAAGCGATTTTGACCGAAGCATTGGACAAGATGAAGGAAGACGCGAAGAACAATAAGACTCTGCAAAAGTTCTTTGAGTCCCAAGGAGTGCAGGTTAAAAAGGCTATTGAAGAAGGTGAGGAGGAGGACGAAGCAGAAGACGCAGCTGATGAGAATGCAGGGGCTGACTTGGAAGCTTTGTTGGGCTTCTACTTGGCCCGCTTGGAGCAATACATCACTGCACCTGCACGCGATGACCTAGGTGACCGTTTACTGAAAGGTGATGACCGTATATCGCCTAAGGTAAAGCAGATTATCACGCAGGTCAAACTACATTTGGACCAGAAGCTTCCAGGTAAGGTTCTGATCTTCACCAACTACACGGCTTCCGCTGAGGAAATCTTTGAGCAGTTCCCACCAGAACTGCAAAAACAAGGCTTACTGTATGTAGCTGCGGAAAAAACCGAGACTGGTGCTGCATTTGAATCAGATGACCGTTACCGCTGGATGGTTGGTGTTGAGAACTCGATGAACACTGGTCTGAACTTCCAACACGTATCTCGTTTGATCCGTACTGAGACCGTTTGGAATCCAGGTACGTTGGAGCAAGGTAACTCCCGCGTTAATCGTCCTGAACTGAAGAAGACTGAAGCACGCGCTGAAATCTTCTATGACTGGATTGTTGCCAACCGTACTCTAGATATCACCAAGATTAGCCGACTGATTTCCAAGGTGATAGCGGTTGCTAAGTTCGAGAATACTGACAACCTTGCCTACGAGCAAATTGAGGACGTACCTGTCATTGCAATGAATGCAGATTCGATCCAGGCAATGAATGACTGGGAAGCAAACCTGTCTACGTATGCCAATTCATACAGGACCTACAAGACTGTACAGGCAGAAGATTACGCAGAGTACAAAGCAAAGCATGGTAATATTAAGCTTGAGCCTGTTCCAAAGGCAGAAAGTCCAAAAGACGCAAAGCTGATGGTACAACTTCCTTACGTGCCAGGTCTTGAACTGCATAAAGCGGGCGAACTAGGTTTGGTGCGTGTCGATGAGTACCTACGTATGGATACCCTTGCAGGTGCTACAGAAGATGAGGCAGATGAAGAGGCTGGCGAAATGACCGAGAAGCAGAAGCAACGGCAGAAGTTGGCCCAAGCTTTGGTAGGCCAGCCTATTCACACTGAATTCGGTGACGGTATTATCAAGTCTGTATCGGTGCGTGTTAAGAAGGTTCTGGTTTCGCTGAACGAAGGTGGTGCAGTAACCTGTGCTATGGCTGCGTCGTTCATCAAGACTAAGCCTATTAAAGGTGAGGCCCGCAATCTGCTGTTGAAGGCTGTAGGCAATATTCCAGTTGACGTAGCAGCATTACCACCTAGTCCTATCATGAAGTTGGATGCGGCAGGTGAACGCCGTCGCCTGAAAGAGAAGGAGGCAGAAGAAAAGAAAATAGCTAAGAAGAAGGCAGCAGTTCAAGAAATCAGTATCGAACTGTACCTGAATGTCAGCAATGGCTTCCTTGGTTTAACTTACTTTGTTGAGGAAGGTACCGATGATGCTAAGAATGTTGTACAGGCACACGGCTTCCGACCAGTTCCTCCACATGTCCTGACTCAAGTTAAGACTGGCCTGACTATGCGTAAGTGGTTCGATGCAATGGAAGCCAAGAAGTTTACCTTCGATCCTAAGTTCCGGGAAATGAGGGTACCAGATTCCTTTGCTGCTCTGTATCAGATGTTGAAGTCTGGCGCATTGTCCAAAGGTGCTGCGAATTTTAACTTCAGTTCTAAAAACAACTTGATTAACTTCTTCCGACAGGAGTCTAAGCCGTCTACCGATAAGAATGCATTTAAACCTTATCCGATGGTCGAAGATGGCAAGGCCTACATAGTCATGCATACTCGTGGTCAACCTGCGAACATGCGTGCTACTAAGGTTCCTGTACCAGGTATTCACTGGGAGCAAGGTGCTGATTCGATGGTTTATTACGGTCTAGATTTGGCACATACAGGGCAGAAGATCAAAGAGCTTGAGGCATCAGGCGTCCAGATTGCCAATCGTAAAGAACTGCTCAAACAGTTCAATATGTTGAAGAAAGCCAAGTTGCGCAAATCAGAGGAAGTATAACCAAAGGAAGACAATTCAATTGAATTGTCTTCCTTTCTTTTTGTCTATACCCTCAATTTTATTCTTTACCCTCAAGTGGAGATTGAAAATGAATTACACCCCTATCAAGAAAGCTATGCTGGCGATCGGTCATACAGTTTCCGATGGTGAACAATGGCTAGCTTCTGATATCGCTGCCTTCCGTGACTTCGCTCATTTCACTCTAGGCGTCGCACACGACAAATGCCACGGTATCCTGCAATATCCAGAACATTTTGTCGGTCACTGGACTCGCATTCATGAACTGGCTGGCTCTACCCCAAGCGCAGCACCGGTTATCCCTACACCTGTAGTTGCACCCATCGAACCTCCAACTCCTGTGGAAATTCCAGTAGAAGTTCCGGTAGTAACTGAGACTCCAACACCAGCTGTACAAGAACCAATAGCCGAACCCGCACTGGCTCCAGTAGAGATCCCGACTGAGCCTGATGTAATTTCAGAACCTACTCCTGCCGCACAGCCTGAATCTTCGGCAGAAGCTCCAGCTCCCTTGAATTTCAACGTCTTCGGTAACAACAAGGAGTAATCACTATGACCGTCAAGAGTCTTGGCAATCACAGTAAGGGCTATCTGGGCCACGGCATTGGCGGTCATGGTATCGCCAATAACAAGCAAGGTCTCGGGTGGGATTGTCTGGTGGCTTCAGCAGCCGGCGACGTTGAGTACGTTGAGCTTTCGTCGCTGGTTATTGGAGATATCAACCAGGGTGTGTTCTTCCAATCTGAAGCCGGTGCAACAATTGACTTCACCTTGTGTAACTCTGCGTTGGCCACCGACAGAGATCCTCAGGCCCAGGCTTCGGTTCTATGGGGTAATACGCTGACTGTACCTAACACGAAGCAGATCGTTACTTCACCGGGTCTGATCCTGTTTACGGTCCTACGTATTACCTTCACCCAACCTGGTGCTGTCTACATCGGAGTACGCTAAGATGTTTCATTACAACGACGCCAAACCTAGGACTAAGGCTCCAGAAGCCCCAAAGGAAATTCACTTCAGTGAGCAGCGTCCAGATATTGTCACTGCTGCTGAAGCCGGTGAGGTAATTGATGTGAATAAGAAACCAGAGATTCTCCACTCTTTGGATATTCTGACGCAATTGCCTTTCGCTGCAAAGTTGTACAAAATCTCGCCCAATATCGATGACTACATCCTAATATCGGTACCAATTTGTCCATCGGATTTACCTAACCGTAATGGCATTGGATTCCCTCTAGATGAACTAACTAAGTTCCATCCACCTCCAATCAATCGCATGTCTTACAAGGCATGGGTTGGATGTCCCCTGCATTACGACCATAAGAACGAGATTCATGAGGATGCTTATGGTATTGTTCTTGATGCGACGATGCACAAGGTAACTGGTTACGGTAAGGGCAAACTGTGGAAGGTCATGGGCTTAGCTGCCCTAGACAAAACCAAGTATCCCAAGATGGCTCAGCGTGTTCTGGATAACGACATCAACACCTACTCAATGGGTGCGATGGTGGATGCGTTCTCGTGCTCGTACTGCAAAGAACCTATGACTGAGCAATCATATTGCAGTCACGTTCATCCGAAGAACGATATCGACTGGCAGCAGGTGCGAGGTCACGATAATTCAAATCACGTTGCTTTCCGCAATGCACATGGCATAAGTCCCATTGAATTAAGCCTGGTTGAGAGCCCCGCGTGGACGACCGCTCTGAGCGACAACATCCTTACTCGATAGGAACAATATGAAAATCGAAGCCGCTGCCCGACTAAAGGCTGCTGACAGTATTGAGAAACAGCGCAGAGAAGGCGACAAAGAACGTATTACTCAACTCCAAACTCTTATCAAGCACGCCGAAGAGGATGTTAAGGATATAGAGGAAGACGGCGATGACGCATCCAGAGAGCGCAAGCATCTAGAATCAATGAGAGAAGAACTCCGTAAACTGAAAGGTATAAAATGAAAATCGAAGCTGCACAAAGACTCAAGGTAATGGCTGCGGCAAGTCCTGCAGCCGCACTTAAATTCTTTCGTAAGTTGGGACTCAAGGTAGACAAGCTGCCTTCTTATGTTGAGGACACGCTGCCTACTGCAGGCGGTTTTGCCAACGCAAGTAACGCAGAACTTCTGGGTAGTCGTGTAGCGCCTTTAAAAGTTTTGACTGAGACTTACGGCCAGCCTAAACGTATAAAGAAGCGAAATGAGAACCAATACGCATGGACTATTCCTGGCGGCAATCAAGCCGTATGCTACGTAGTTTCTGATGACCCTGATACGGTTGCGTATCTACGGTTGGCCGAAATAAAATACTAATCACAAGCAGTAATTTTACACAGTAACATCAACTAACATTGGAGGGCATTATGCCTATTCGTGAGAAGCTCGCGGCAGTAGCAAAGGCCAAGAAAATTAAGGCTGGTTCTACCCACGGCGGTAATGGTGGTAACGTCGACATCGAGGAACAATCGATTGACGACCTGGAAAATAACATGGACGTTGATACACTGACGGACCCTGAAGATGTAGAAGGTGGTAGTACTCACTTCTCCATCACCGCAAAGAAAAAGATCAAGGCCGATCCTACTTGCGAACAGAACGTAGGTACTCTGCCTAACGATACTGAACCAGCCCAGGGCTACATTGAGAATGCATCCGAAGGTGATGCTGATTTCGATGAGCAAATGGACCTGAATGAAGATGAAGTAGAGGCTTCTCTGGATGAAGAACTGGAGAACAACAACGCCGATACTCCTCTGACTGCCGCTGAAGGTGAAGACGAGGATTGGGATTCTCCTCCTCCGGACGCTGATGCAATGGACGATGACGTTGAATCCGAGGAAGAAGGCGGTGAAGATACTGCTGAATTCGTCGCACCTGAAGAAGCTACTGCCGATGCAGACGAAATGTCGATCATGGACGTGGATGAAATGGATGATGCCGATAACAAGGACATTCACTTCGCTACTGCGGGTACTCGTGTTCTGGTCATCAAAGCAAACCGCATCATTGCATCGATGACTGAAGGCATTGCTACTAAAGCTGGTCGCATCGATGTATATCTGACCGATCAGTACCAGGAAGTAACTGCTTCCGAGATCGCTAAGAGAGGTCTGCGCCGTGGTCTGAAGGCAATGGGCTTCGTTGAGGCTCGTGTGAAGATCCAGAAGAACTCGGTGATCGCTGCCTTGGTCAAGAAAGAAGTTACCAAGACCACTGCTGCTGTTCGTCAAGTTGCTAACGTCAAGCAAGAGGCTCTGGAGCAATCGCTGGCAATCGCATCGGTCGGTATCAACCGCGGTTTCTTCCAGAAGAACGAGAACGTTTTGCGCGCTGCGCTAGAAGAACAGCTGATTCAAGCGGGTGTGCGAAACCCTAAGCGTATGCTGACCCAAGTATTTGCTTCGGTAGGCCCTGAATACGCCAAGCAGGTTATGCAGCTGGCCCAGAAGATCGCTGCTATGCCGCAAGAAGCCCGCGATGGTTACGTCGAAGCGCTGGACATGACTTCGGAAGACCTGGACGAGCCAGATGAGGACATGATCCCGATTGGTGCAGGAGACGATGACGAGGAAGAGGACTTCAACGATGTTGAAGAACTGAGTCCTACGATGGCAACTGCAGGTGTTGTAATGAAACGTCGCAACAAGGTAACTGCTGGCACGTATTCGCTGCAAGCAAGTGCTGTACTGAATGGCGATGTACCTCTGTTCTCGCTGTAAACACAACACACAGTTTTATCACTGTAACACAAATTAACTATTGGAGGTTTCAATGATCTACGGTCCACTCTCTAAGTACCCTGACTCGGCTGAAGCCGCAGTGGCTCCTGGTGCTGTTATCACTGCTGAAGGTACGGCTCTGGTACGTGCTGTTGGTGCTCAAGCTGCTGGCGTTCTGCCTTCGACTGGTACTTCCGCTGACATTTTCGTCGGTTTCTCGATTGCTGGTACTTCGGCTGCTCCTTTCGCTGAAGGTTACACCAACAAAAACGAGACTTTTACCGTTCCTGCAACTGGTAACGTTAACCTGCAATTCACTCCAGTAGCGGGTCAGGTCTTTGTCTTCGACAATACCTCGAACTCTGCTGTTGCTACACCTACCGTGGTCGGCAAGCAAGTCCAGGGTCTGACTGTTGGTGACCAAGTAACGGTAACCTACAAGTACCCGCTGTCCGTTGTTCAGGCCCGTGCTCTGACCGGTGACGTTCAGCCAGGTGGCTACAGTGGTGCGTATATCGGCCAGATCGGCTGCATCAAACGTGGTTTGATCTATACCTCGGAATTCGACGCATCGAAGAACTGGGCAGCAGCTACCGCAATCAAGATGGCAGCAAATGGCCAACTGACCGATCAATCGGGTGCTGGTAATGCTATTAATGGCTACGTCGTAGCTGTACCTGGTTCGGACATCCCGTTCCTGGGCATTGAATTCTCGGCAGCTTAAGAGCCGGCTCAAACCTAACAACGGAGAAAAATATGAACATGAAAGTTAAAGTCACTGCATCCCGCACCCCAGTAGCCGCTTCGGAATTCCGTTTCGTAGGCGCTTCCGAACGTGCTGTCGGTGCCAACGGCGAGCTTAACGCATCGAGCAAGCGCGAACTGATTAGCAAGCAGATGCAGTTCCTGCAAGCATCGTCTAGCGGCCAAGTTACTACCAACGCTGAAGCTACTCGTCTGGAAGCCCAGTCGAAGGTCAATCGTGAACTGATCACCGCGGCCTTCAACGATTCGGCTGCTCACCGTGTTCTGGGTGAGCGTATGGCTGACTCGCTGTTCATCACAGCAAATCGTCAGGGCTTCATGCGTAAGTATCTGGCTCGCGTTCAAGTGAATCAAGGTACAGTGCCTCGTTTCCCACTGCGTACCAAGAACGTTACCGCTGTATGGTCGACTTCGCCGACCCGCATCGATAGCCAAATCACTCGCGACAAATGGTACACTCCACCAGAACTGAGCATCGTGGCTCGTCCGTTCGTAACCCAGAACGAACTGAACCAAAGTGCCGGCGACGTGCTGCAAGAGAAGTATGTCGAAGCAACCGAAGCAATCATGGTTGCAGAAGACCGTCTGTGGTACAACCAAGTCAACGCCCTGGTCGGTATCGACAACAACCTGAGCATTGTCTCGGGCCAGTTGACTCCGTTCACTCTGATGCAAGTCTCTACCAACGTTACTCGTTGGGGCCTGAAAGTACCGAACATTCTGCTGGCATCCGATCTGTATCAGGATATCATCGGTAACAGCGAGTTCTACAACGCCATCGATCCAGTTGCTCGTCACGAACTGCTGTTGACTGGTGAACTGGCTGTAATGTACGGTATGACTCTGACCTCGGATGCGTATCGTCACCCAGAACACAAGGTCCTGAACCAAGGTGAGTTCTTCTGTATCTCGGAAGCTCTGAACCACGGTGCATACTCGGATCGTGGTGGCCTGTCGTCGAGCCCAACCGATATCGTCAACGAGAAGATTCCAGGTAAAGGCTGGGTCATCCACGAAGAGATCGCTATCTCGGTTGCCAATTCCAGGTCGGTAGCCAAGGGCGTGAGGATTTAAAATCCTCCTCTAAGTTCACGGGAGCTTCGGCTCCCAGCTAATCTCAAAAAGGACCTAACATGAAACACTACAATCGTGCCCTGGACTGCGTAACTCTCGCAATGGCTTTTGCTGCCAAAGGTCAAGTGACCGCAGCAGCAAAGATGTTTACCAAAGCAATGGCGCAGCCAGACGTTAAGCGTGCTATCGCAACCCTGGAAGCTTCGGGTGCGCAAGCATTTGCTACCGTTCAAGCTTCGGCCAAGACCAAGAAAGTCGCGGCTTCAAAGAAAGTCACCGCAGGCGACGACCTGGATATGGGTGATGAAGACGATCTGGAAGCTCTGGTCGGCGCTGACGCCATGGAAATGGATGACGACATGGATGACGACATGGACGACAGCGTGGAAGAAACTGCTGACGCCGACGATATGGAAGAGCCAGATGACTTCGATGGTGCTGAGTTTGCCAAAGTGATGGCAAGCTTGCAGAAGCCAGCAAAGCGTAAGTAACATATAGAAGGGGCCAGGCAGCATTTCTTGCTGGCTGGCCCCTTTTATTCATTTGGGTGCCACCTATTAAGGACTCATGATGGACATAGTACCAATCGAACAGTTTGTGCGCGATGGTATACTCAGGAGACTACAACAGACGTTTGGTGTGCAGGCCATCTTCACTACTGCTAACGATAAGACCAAGACTTTGGCCCGACTGCGTGAAGGCTCCAACGTTAATTATCCGTACTTATTCTTGACGATCAATTCGTTTGCGCGCAACCCAGAATCATATGCGACAAATAGATTAGCACGCAAAGGTGTGATGACTGTAGTGGGCGAAGGCCAAGGCCTTACAGTTCGTCTGATGCCTGCTAACTTCGAGGCAGAGGTTGAGTTCATTACTAACAAATACGAAGGTACTGAACAAGGTACTGTATCTTCGTTTGCACGTCGCTGGCTCTTTGCTTCGCGCTGTGGATACCTCAAATTTAATATCATGTATGGCCGACTCAATCTACCTATATCAGTCACTATGAGTGAATCTGTTTCCATACCGCCGTTAGAGAATAAGGTGGAACAGGAGACAGCGTACAAGCTCAATCCTACTATGACAATTCATGGGTGGATTTCTGAACCTGCTATGGGCACAGAGGGCATAGTTACTGATCTAGTTGTTGATGAAGTCTTTGCCAACTCTGATGGTTCTGTACCGAGCCATCAGTTTATACCTTTCTAAACAAGGGAGTACAAATGAAAGTCATAAACTTGACGAGGTTAACTCAGATGGTTGATGTGCGCCATGCTGATGGTAAGCTTGATGGCATTCGCATTTCACCACGCTCTAAAGTCGATCTGCGGGAGAATATGGTTGTTGATGAGCGCTGGCAACAACTGAATCCTGGCATTGTTAAGATCGTCGCAGATCAAAAGCCGATACAGGCGATGATACCAATTCCTCAGACCGGGGTTACGATCTCAGGCGAAGAGTCCAAACCAGAGGCTACTGCCGCTAAACTCACGCAGGGGGAATAATGTCGATCTTAGAACAACGTGCTTCCGATGTACGTGTGCAGGAAATCAACTTGAGTCAGGTCATTACATCGGCCTCTACTTCGGTTGCTTGCCAAGTCATTGTCTCTAACCAAGGTTCTGATAAACCAAAGTTCTTCACCAATGCAGATGATTACCTTGCGGAATATGGTAATCCGAACGCAATGATTTCGTTTGATGTTTACTGCGGTCTCGATTATTTCAAAGAAGGTAATCAACTGTGGGGACGTCGCGCTGTTCACTCTGATGCTTTGTATGCAGCGGTAACGATGTTTGATACTGGATCAGTTACTAAATTATTGGGTGCACCAGCAGGTGTAGCAGACCCAGAGAATCCAGACTGGACTGCTTTGATGTCGGCACCTACAGATACGCCGATAGCTCTGTTCAACCCAATACGCGGACAAGGCTCTTACGCCGATAACTACGCAGTCGAAATCGTAAGTGCTAACGTGGAGACGCCAACTAATTTGGTTGCTGTATCTGCCATCACTGGCGGCACTCTGGTACCAGCTACTTACACGTATCAGATAGCGGCCCTAGGCGCTAACGGTGAGACTCTGGTCTCTGCTCCAGTGACTGTTACTATCGCAGGTGTTGCGGTCACCAACTCCGTGACTCTGACGTGGGACCCAGTAGACCTTGCAACTGGTTATGTGATATATGGACGCACTGTTGCTGTAGTAGGTCAGATTGTTACTGTCGGTCAAGGTACTTTCACCTTCGTTGATACCGGTGTTATTACCCCTCTGGTTGTACCCGGTAAGCCGATCACTAGCCCTGCTAATCTCCCACCACGTAACCCGCAATTCACGGTAAATGTTTACGACTTTACCGTAAGTCAGTTCAATCCAGTTGAGCAATTCCTGTGCACTCTGGAGCCTGGTATCGATAGCTCTGGTACTGCTACCGAATTGGAGGAAAGAATTAATCCGTTCTCCGAGTTCATTCAGGTAACGAATAACACACCGGCTCTACTTACTGTACCTGATGTTACCTCTGTAGCAAAAACGTTGATGACTGGTGGTAATTCTGGTACTGCGCCTACTTCGTCAGATGTCGCTAACGCTTATCAGATTTTCAAAGATAAGCAACTGTACGCCATCAACATTCTGATTAATGGCGGTCACTCTGATCCAACCGTGCAGTTGGCTATGGATACGCTGGCTCAAGGTCGTGGTGATACTGTTGCGATGCTTGACGTGCCTTCTAATGCACAGAAGTTCCAGCAAGCCATCAACTACCGTCGGCTGACTCTGAACCTGAATTCTGAGTATAGTGGTCTGTTCAATCCAGATGTGCTTGAAGCCGATACGATCAATGGTAAGCAACAATACGTACCGTTCAGTGGTTGGGCTGCTGCTCTGTGCGCGCGTACC